TGTGCCTATGACCCCAATCTTTTCTATATTCTGCATAACCATCTAAATGAGCACCATCTCCAGATGTTGCCACATCATAATTACCAGTTGATTGATTATATCTTACAAATGCTCTGTCGTCTTTCTGTAGTGATAGTCCAGTGAACTGTGCCACAACCATTGATTTGAAACCAGTTGCTTTAAGTCCATCTGCATGCATACCATTCATACCCCATACAGAACGTAGAGATAGGTTGAAAGCATAAGGTGATGCAGAGTCAACTGTATCAATCTCAGTCTTAACTGTTACGTTTGAACCAACAGCATTACCTGAAGGTTCTGCTGCCATTTGATAAGTGAATACGTTACCAGATGCAGATGTTACAGTAAATGAACCATTATATATTCCAGAGTCTAATTCTGATTGTGGTCCAGTTGAACCTGTAACTCCAGAGATGTTAATGTTAACACCAACAGAGAATCCATGATCTCTTGGGTTATCGAACTCATCAACAGTAACAGCAGTTGCAGTTTGACCGTTTCTTGTAATCTGTAGGACTCTATATTCATCAGAAATAGGACCAACAATTCTGTTTTCCTCAACCCTTGCCTGAATCTGGTCAGTTGCTGGATCTCCAGAAGTATCAGGAATTGTAGCAAACGCTTTAGATATCTTCTGATAATATATGTCTAAGTCTGTTCTTGAAAGTATATTAGGAACAGCAGAATAATCTGCATTAGGAACAGTTCCTTGTGAAATAAGAGATGATAATGGATTTAAACCATCAGCAAACTCAAAACATGTAAGTCTATGATGTGAATACTTAGGTGGTAATGTCTCTACACTATCAGGTTTAAAATATACACCTTCTTCTGCACCATCAAAGAATGAGAATTGCCAGAAGTAAGTACCACCAGTTACTTTGAAGATTGCTGTGCGTGGGGGAACTTGCTCTTCTGTGTTTATACCTTTAGCAGCGTATGTTGTAGGATAAGGAACATACTTTGGAATTATTTTAGTTCTTCTAAGGTCAGTACCAACAACAGAACAACCTCTAGGTACAATGACACCACCTTCAACTGAGTTGTATTTGTATAGTACATTATTAGGTGATGTTAAATCTAGGTTGGAATTATCGTCAATAGGAGCAACGTTTGTATATAATACATCACCAGGTCTGTTATCAATCTCGTAAGTAGCAGGGTATAAGTAAATTGAAAATGCATCGAATTCGTCATTACTTAGACCAACTCTATATGAGAACCTTGCCACCTCAAGAAATGCACGTTGCAATGACTTAAAAGGACGCAATGCAGAGTTACCCCTATTATCAATAGCGTCTGACGCATCGAAATCGTCAGGGTTGACGTAGATAATACGTCCCGTACGGGACGTAATAATATTCTTTAACCTAGTTAGTGACATTACTTATACGCTATTCCTATATGGTTATTTATTAGACAGTATTATGCACCGCCAAATACTCTAGTTGATAATGCTGTTGAAGCATCTTCAAATCCAATAAGATTAAATGAGTTATTAGCAGTAGTACTATTAACAATTAATCTCTCACCTGGTCCAACAACAATAGAAGTTATTCTATCAACTTCATTGTTACCATTAGTAACACCATTAACAAGATAACTAGCATCTTCAAGAGCAGTAGTTGCAACATCAACAGAACTTACAGTAACAGTAGATCTATCTGCAGCTAATTGTCTAGGTGCATCTCTAAAGGTATCACTACCAGCAAAATCAGGAGAATTAATACCCTTAATTACTTTAAGGTCAGTTCCACTATAACTACGAACATATCCGTATGGTTGAACATCTTGTGCAGTTACAGTAAATGTTGTACCTGCTGAAGTAAATGTATCAGCACCATTAGTCCATGTTCCTTTTACATTATAAACAAACATATCAAGGTATGTAAAAGTAGTTGATATTGTCATATTACGTGTACTACCACCGTAAACACTATTACCAGCAGTACCAGTACCTCCATCATAGAAGTAAAGTAACCCAGTTAATGTTGTATTTTGACTAAAGTCATATTGAATATAACCATTAGCACCATCACCTTCAGCACCACTAGAAGTCTTACCAGTGGTATATTCTGTACCATCATCAGCGTTACCAGCAATACCATCTAATCCCCACTCACCATTAATATCAAGTGATATTTTAAAATCTCTACCACTCATAGAGGAATCACCAACATTAAATCTATAAATCCTATCCCCAAATATTTGTAAATTATCTGTTTCGTAAGAATTGTAAGTACCGCCAGCAGTTGTAACAGAGAAAACCCAAGTTTGAACACCTGTTGCAATACCACCAGTAGATACAGTTGCTGTAGCACCACCAGAAGCAGTTATAGAATCACCATCAGCGAATTCTGCACCAGATCCATTAATAGTTGAAGGTCCAAGACTAAGTATAGTACCAGTTACATTGTAAACAACTGCTGTTGTTGTATCACTACCAGTACCTTTAGTTATTGTTTCACCAACAGTAAACGTACCAGTTACTGATTCGGTAGTAACTCCTCTAAGTAAAATATCTTTAACAAAATATTCTGTATAATCAGGTACTATAAATGATTCAAAGAAGAAACTCTTTTCACTGTCATCACTTGTTATCTCATTTCCTGCTACTAAACCAGTAGCATCAGACATAGCGTTATTAACTGTTACTTTATATCCAGTAATTACATCACCTTCGTGAAGAAGAGCACCTGAACCAACAGTTAATTTTTGGTCATAGTCTTTTATACCAACTTTATATGCTGAACCTGTTCCATCATTTGCGATAGTTAATACAGCACTTGCTGATTTATCAGTGTCAGCACCATACAAAAGCACGTTGGTATTTGCTCCTGGTTTTGATTGTGCTAAGAGTCCTTGGTCTGCCATTGTTAATTAAAAACCTGCGTAAAAGAATTGTTGTAATCGTGTTCGTGAAGTTAAGTTTGCTGCACCAATACCAGCACCGAAGTTAACATCATCAACAGTAACGTTTTCCGTAGAAAGAAGAGTTGCATCAGCATCAGGGAATCTAATTATCCTATTTGCTGACAAGTTATCTACTTCAATAACAGCAGAACCGTTGTTATTATTTACACTCCTTATAGTAGGAGAGTAAATTGTCTTATTCTTTAGATCCTGAGCTGCTAACTCAACAACTAAAGTTGAAGTAACGTTACCTGAATTATTTAGTAGAGATGTAGCTGGAAACTGATAGTTTGTATTTGTTAATGCGTTCTGATTAGAAAGATTAAAATTAAGTTTCTTAGTTACATCGGTGGTGTCTTGAAGTATCAATCCACCAATACTCTTGTTAGTTAAAACCTGAGTAGCATCTGTTCCAACTAAAGTTAAACTTAAGTCAGGAATAGTGATTGTTCTATTACCTGATAAACCACCAGTAGAAAATTGAGCATAACTCGTACCAACATCTGCATTGGAAACAAATCTTGGATTAACCAAAGTCTTACTTAAGACTGTTTGCTCAGTTTTAGTATCAAGTAAAGTAGATGAAGTAGCAGTAGGTTCTGTTGCTGTTGTTACAGCACCAGCATCAGGTAAGAAATAAGATCTCCTAGTACCTGAAGTCGTTGGCCAATTAATTTGGAAGATTGCTTCCTCTGTGCCATCAACAATAACAAAGTTATCCTCATCAATAAGAACAGTTTTATTTGTTAATGTTTGAGTAGTATCATCACCAACTATAGTAGTACCACTACCTTGAGTAATAGTTGGAAATGTAAATATCCTAATACTATTACCAGTTCCTACATTACCAACCTCAAATCTTGCTCTCGGACCTTGTGTATCTTCCAATACAAAAGAACCATCCTCAATTAAGAACTGACCTGTTACTTTAACAGCACCAGTACCTTTTGGAGCAAAAACTATATCAGTATTATTAGCAACATCATCAACAGCGTTTACATATAATGATGTACTGCTGTTACCATTATCAAGTCGTGTACAATATAAACCACCATCCCCAAATGCAACACCTATCTGGTCATATGCATTTTGATACAATCCAGTATCTCTATCGAGGTCGAAGGTAAGACCAGGTTCCGCTTTGGTTCCCTGTGATACCCCTTTAAATAGTTGATTTACTTTTGCTTTCCTGTTAGGAATCAATGGGTCAGATACAACAACAGGTAAAATTGCTTCACCCGATAGATTGGAGTCTGATATTGTTTCTAACTGCGATATCTTCTTAGTTGCCACGAATAATCATACCTTTGCTACATGTCTATTTAGCCATGTTAAGACTCATATGCTCGTGGTCATTTGATTTAAAAGAATCATCATGCATAGGAACAATATCATCTAATTTGAATATACTTGTTAATTTTATTTTAGCATCTTTACATACTTTATCTGCCTCACCTTCTTCTTGCCTATCTACGATACAAACTATATGGTCTACAAAATATCCAGCATCACGAATTTTTTCAGCAGCAAATATAGCAGACTTTGCAGTAGTGATAACATCTTCTAATATTGTTACTACAGTTCCTTGAGGTGGAAGTGGTCCTTCTAACCATGCTCCAGTTCCATGCCCTTTAGGTTTCTTACGAACTATTACACCACCAGGAACCCCAAACTTAAATGCACTCTCATCCCAAAATGAATGAGATGCCATAACAACACCACTAACTAATGGATCTGCACCTAAAGTAAGTCCAGCTACACAATTAGAACCAAGATGTATATGTTCTAATAATAAATTAGAAACTAAAGTTAATCCATCACCTCTTAAAATAACAGGTTTGCAATTAACATAGTGTTCACTTGTGCGACCTGAAGAAAGTTTAAACTCACCTCTACGATAAGCATAAGATTTTAACAGATCTTTCAATTTTCTTCTATTTTCTGTATAATTCTTCATAATAGAATAGCACCGATAATAAATCCTTTTGCAAAGCAAGCACAAAACATTTGATAATTAGATAGTCCAAACTTACCTTGGAACTTAAATGCCCATCTCTTATCCCATTCCTTTAGTGCATGTAGTGTTCTTTTTATCTTATTCATTTTTCTCTTTTTTATCGTAGATAATTTCAACTCTTTTCCAAGTTCTATATGGATCAGAACAATAAAGAACTGATAAAGTTCCACCCATCTCCTCTGCTATATATTCCATTTCTTCTATCAACTCTTCGTGACTAGGTGGAGTGTAACCAAATTCCTTTCGGGTCAAAGCACCTGGTGATATATGTTTGGGTAATGCCATTATGCTCTATCAAAATTAATGTTAAATGCTAAACTTACCCTATCTTGTTTTGTTTCATTAGTTGTTACACCATGATCTAAGTAAGCAGGGAATAATACCATTTTACCCACTTCTGCTAACATACTTTGCTTAAATGCATAATGAGCATAAACAAATGATGTTACTGAAGAAGGTGCAGGTGAACTAAAATATATATTTCCTTCTGGTTGAGTACCCCAAGGAGTGTCAAAAGATGCTATCTCTTCACTAGAAGGTGCTTGGAAATAGTACACTCCAGATACATCACTATTACCATGATTATGTACATGAGCATAATCTCTATATCCAAACTTAGACCACCAAGATTGTGAGATTGTATATTTTACATCCTCTATTTTAGTCTTACTACTCCTACCTCCATCCTGGGGAAATTTTATCCCTGTCATGTAATTACAAAGATGAAAATGGATTACTTGTTCAAATTCTTTTAATCCATGTTCAACTATAACATTACCAGAAAAAGTAGTATCTGACAACTGATGTGTCATCCCAAACTCTTCTTTATATGTAAAAGTAGTCTTTCTATAAGATCTACTGAGTTCTGTCTGAATTTCATCAAGATTATCTTTAATCCTAGTTGCGTATATTGGTGTCGAAAACGCATGGAACATTGTCCCACTAGGAAATTGTGCTACCGTTGAGGCTAGTATATTATCTTGAAAATACTCAGGAACTTCACTCATCTTCAACTCTCATACTATCTTCAACGTGGTCAATTAATACAGACACTTCGCATAAACAATCTATCTTCATCATCATATCAGATATATGCTTACTAATATAAGGTTTTTCACTCCTTGCTGCGAAGGCTAATGCTTCTCTTAGTTTATCTTGTGCTTCATTCAAAGCAGTTTCAACTTGTTCGGATAGTGCCATAATTAAGTTTCAGTTTGTTTTTTTCGGAGTTTTTTTGCTCTTTTAAGTTGTTTTTTAACTTGCTTTGCATAAAAAACATCCTTTTTGGAATACCAATCAGGATGTTCTTTAGCTAACTTTATTAATTTTTTCGCTGCCTCTTTATCATTCATTTAATTGTATTGGATGCTTCTTATCTCTTAAGTAAGTATTTATTACTTCAATCTGATCATGATAACGAGAGATCTTGTCAATTTCTACCTGTATTGCATCTGTTATATCCGAATGTTCACCTATACCAGCAGGATTACTAAGATATACCTCAACGTTTGCTCTGTGCCTTTCTATTTCACCTTTAGCATGGGAAGTTATCGCTTTTAATAATTGATCTCTCATCATGGTAACATTTGATACGCTGGTTTATATAGGTAGTGGGCAGTCCTTCTACGTGGACATCTTTT